GGTCATGTGCTTGAAGAGATTGTGTTGATGCTTGTTCGTATGGCAGGACACAATGTAACCGATGAGCAAAAAGAAGTTAAGGTTAACGGCATTGTAGGGCACATGGACTGTAAGATTAATGGCGAAGTAGTTGACGTTAAGTCTGCATCTAAGTTTGCATTCAATAAGTTTCAGAACGGAACACTAGCCGCTGATGACCCCTTCGGTTATCTCGGACAGCTTGCAGGGTATGAAGAAGCAGAGGGTACAGATGAGGGTGGCTTCCTTGTTATCAACAAAGAAAGCGGTGAGCTGTGTATGTACACTCCTGATGACTTAGATAAACCTAACATCAACACAAAAATAAATACTCTGTTAGATGAATTAAAACTTGACAAACCGCCTGAACTATGTTATACTCCCATACCTGATGGAAAGAAAGGTAATATGAAATTACCAAAAGGTTGTTCGTGGTGTAAGTATAAGCACGAATGTCACAAGGACGCTAACGATGGTGACGGTCTTAGAACTTTTAAATATTCTACAGGCTATACATATCTCACTGAAGTCGTAGCAGAACCCAAGGTGGATGAGGTACTATGAATCGTAGGAAAAGCAAAAGAATCTACAAGCAAGCAAAGAGGCTTCAGCTCGAATGGCTGAGGTCTCTAGTTGACGAAGTAGAAGCAGAAAAAATTAACGCAGATAATATGGAAGAGCTTCTTCCTGACCAGAGACATGTTCTTGGTCAAGGTCAAATGCGACTAAGCTTCTATACCGATAAGTGGCTGAACAAAAAGATTAAGCAGCTACTTAAAATATTCCCAGAGAAAGAAGTGGAAGACGTTACAAGCGAGGACATAGTATGGAAGATGTCGAGACGCTAGGAATAGAAGACGCTATAATAGCTATCGGAAGCTACTTATATAATTCAAACAAGACAATCGCTGATGTCGATGAGAGTTTTTTAGAAGCGCTACTGCTTCTAGTTAGCGTTGAGCTTGAAAGCAGGGAGGCAACACTACATTGAAAAAAGTTAGGAAGGGCTTTAGAAAGCCAAGAGTCAAAAGACCAGTAGACAAAAACTTAGTTAAAGGCTATGACTCTAACTGGGAATATGAACTCCACTCAGGTATCCTAGATGCTTGGGAACATCATGTTGATAAAGTTGAGTACACTGTTGACCACAAGTATGAGCCAGACTTTGTTAAAGTTATTGACGGCAAGAAGATATTGCTTGAAGCAAAGGGCAGGTTCTGGGACAGCGCTGAATACAGTAAGTACATCTGGATTAACAAAGCCCTTCCTGATGATATTGAGTTAGTGTTTTTGTTTGCTAACCCAAGCGCACCAATGCCACAGGCTAAGGTACGCAAGGATGGAACAAGACGTTCGCACTCAGAGTGGGCAGACAAGAATAACTTTAGATGGTTTAGTGAAGATAGTATACCCGATACTTGGATTAACATAAAGAAAAGAGAGGACTTTAAGGATGAGCATTAATGACGCAACCCCTGCTGATTGGGACAGGACAACTTTTAAAAAGAACAGAATGGGTGAACCTACATTCGATGAGTATATGAAGAGGCTTAACTCTAGTTGGGTGTTTGACAATACATCAGCTGCAGATTCTAGGGCTACTGAAGATGCAGTGCAGTTCAAGGACTGTTGGGATGAAGCAGAGATTGATGATGTTAACAGCCCATCGCACTATAACTATGGTAAGGTAGAGTGCATAGAAGCCATTGAAGAAAGCATGACACCTGAAGCTTTTAAAGGCTACCTAAAGGGCAACGCTATTAAGTATCTGTGGCGCTACGAAAGAAAGTCAAACTCACTACAAGACTTACAGAAAGCTACGTGGTACTTGAACAGGCTTACCGAAACAAATTTAGTTGACGATGAGTAAGTGGTGGCGTATCTGGGCTAAGTCTCTTGGAGAAAAAGTAGGAGAGACAGACAAGCAAGCAGATACAGTGGCAGCCATCAGAACTTTCTGGTGGTTAGTCCACATAGCTACATGCTTTATGATTATTATAAACAACGCTAAAAATTTAGGTTGGTGGTAATGGACAGAAAAGAAGAGAGGCGCAATAGCTTTAAGCGCAAAAAAGAATTTAAAAAACTCACAAGGTCTTCTAAAGTTAAGACCGAAAAGAAAAAAACCAAAAGGAATCAAGATGACTTTTTATATATGGAAGAGATTGTTCAGTCTGGAACTGAGGAATGGTATAGGGATTGACCTAGAATTTTGTGATAGCCGTCCCGTGTGGACTATTAAAGATGGCGAACAAGGCGTGATGCCTTTCGAGGGCGCTGTAATAATGCTACCCTTCTTAACTTTATCTATCGGCAATGTGTATGAGGAGGTTTAACATGAGAGCAAGACATAAATATTTTATAAAAGCAATTGCACTATTTTTAATTTCACCAGTATTTGTACCCGCAGTAATCCTATGGGAAAACAAGAAAGATATTGCTGCTTTCTACAAAGAGTTCTGGGAAGCTGTAACATTTACTCACTCTGAATATGACGGCATGGAGTAATAGATGGACAAGTATCAACAGTTTATACATAAATCACGATACGCTCGATGGCTTTCAGCCGAGGGTAGGCGTGAGACTTGGGAAGAAACAGTACAAAGATATGTAGACTTCTGGGTTAACCGCAAACAAGTAGACAAGAAAACAGCTGAGCGTTTGTATGATGGAATCGTAACACAGAAAGTGATGCCATCTATGCGCTGTATGATGACAGCGGGTGAAGCACTAGACAAAGATAACGTAGCGGGGTTTAACTGTAGCTACCTAGCCATCGACTCGCCTCGAAGCTTTGATGAGTTGATGTACGTTCTTATGTGTGGAACAGGTGTTGGCTTTAGTGTTGAGCGTAACTTCATCAACAAGCTACCAGTCGTGGCTGAAACATTCCACACTACAGATACTACGATTGTAGTTTCCGATAGTAAGATTGGTTGGGCTAGTGCATTCCGTGAGTTGATTGCTATGCTATATGCAGGTAAGATACCAAAGTGGGACATGAGTAAGATTCGTCCTGCAGGTGCTAGACTCAAGACCTTTGGTGGTCGTGCATCAGGTTCTGCTCCACTGGCTGACTTGTTTAGATTCTGTGTAGAAGTCTTTCAGAAAGCAGGCGGTCGTAAGCTAACAAGCATTGAGTGTCATGATGTTGTATGTAAGGTTGCAGACATTGTAGTTGTTGGAGGTGTTAGACGTTCAGCACTTATAAGTCTATCAAACCTATCAGACATTCGCATGGCTAAGGCTAAGACAGGTGCGTGGTGGGAAGCAGATGGGCACAGACGACTAGCTAACAACAGCGTAGCGTACACAGAGAAGCCAGACTTCGAAGCCTTTATAAACGAGATGAAGACTCTATACGAAAGCCGTGCAGGTGAACGAGGATTGTTTAGCCGTGTAGCTGCTCAAAACATTGCAGCTCGTAATGGACGTAGAGATTCTGAACAGGACTTTGGTACTAACCCTTGCTCTGAGATTATCCTACGCAGCAATCAGTTCTGTAATCTATCTGAGGTTGTTGTACGTGAAGATGATACAGCTGAAACACTAAAGGAAAAAGTAGAGTTGGCTGCCATCATTGGTACACTTCAAGCTACTCTTACAGACTTTAGATACCTGCGAAACATTTGGCACAAGAACACATCCGAAGAAGCACTACTCGGACTAAGCATGACAGGTATAATGGATAACAAATTATTGTCTGGTCAAGAAGACCAAGCAGAACTAGAAAAGACTTTGGAGAGTTTAAGAGATGTCGCTATTGCAACCAATAAGAAGTGGGCTAAGAAGCTTGGCATTGAACAGTCTGCGGCTATTACTTGCGTTAAGCCTAGCGGTACTGTGTCTCAACTTGTCGATTCTGCTTCTGGGATTCACCCTCGTTTCTCTAAACATTACATTCGGAGAGTACGTTCAGACAAGAAAGACCCGCTTGCAGTCTTTATGGAAGCAGCAGGATTCCCAGTAGAACAAGATGTAATGTCAGAGTCTTCTGTGGTATATAGCTTCCCTGTTAAAGCGCCAGAAGCTAGTGTAGTAGTAAAAGAAGTAGGAGCTATGGAGCAGCTAAGACTCTGGAAGACTTACCAGAACTCTTGGTGTGAGCACAAACCAAGCATCACTGTGTACTATACAGATGATGAATACTTGCAAGTAGCTCAGTGGATATGGGATAACTTTGATATATGTTCAGGTATTAGCTTACTGCCTGTTAGTGACCATGTATATCAGCAAGCACCCTATGAAGATATAGATGCTGAGCAGTATGATAAGCTTGTATCGTCAATGCCACAGAACGTGAACTGGAATGACTTAGTTTACTTTGAACAAGAAGATAACACCACCGGCTCACAGGAGTTAGCTTGTGTCGGTGGCGCTTGTGAAATAGTATAAGGAATGAATATGAAAGCAAAGGAAGCTAACATACTATCATTTAAAATTATTGTCAATCATTCGGGAGCCATCCTAACGGAACTGGGTGGCTTACCCGAAGACAGACTTCACGAAATATTTAAGGGAGATGAACTGATTCTAATTCGGAAAATTATTAGGGAAACAAAACCCAAATTAGAACCAATTCACAACTACCTTGAAAAAGAATTGACAGCGTTTATGTCTACCACTTAACCTTATTAGCCCAATATGCTGCGGACATCTTACCTTTCTTGATGTTCTTAGCATGGCGGGCTTTAAAGCTTTTACGTTTAGCCTTCATTCTTGCAGACTCACCTGCTTTAGGCTTACCTGCAGTTGATGCACCCTTCTCACCAAAACGAATCGTCTTGATTTTATCACCTTCTTTTGCTACTACTATGTGTGATTTCTTAGAGTGGTTAGGTGTACGCTTAGGTTTATTAAACCCTGATACACCCGCCCTAGCTAATCGTGGGTCTTTCTTCTTCATCGTTTCTTCCCCTTATGTAAGCCATGCTTAGCGTGTTGCTTGCCTTTCTTAGTGGCTGCTCTTTTTTTCTTATTAGCTGCTGCTAGTTTCTTTCTACCTGCAGCAGTGGACTTCAGCTTAGCAATAGTTTTCTTAGGTGCATATACCTCACCAGTTTTTGAAGACTTCTTGCCGCTTGCTGTAGTCCACTTCTGAGCTGTCCACTTCTTTAAAGACCTTTGTGGCTTACGTAGTGTTGTTGCCATTACTTGTATCCTCCACCTGCTTTTTTATATTCTCTAGCTAACATCTGCGCTTTCCTAGCTGACCACTGTCCTGCCTTACCGCCTCGACTACCTGCTTTAATTTTATTAAAGAGGTTCTTACGCATTGTTGGCTTAGTGTAGTTTCCTGCCTTGTTTACTGTAGATTTTTTGGTGGTCATAATGTACTACCGTCTACGCATTCTTCGCACTGGTCTACGTGTAGGTGCTCTACGTGTAGGTGCTCTACGTGTAGGTGCTCTACGTGTAGGTGCTCTACGTGTAGGTGCTCTACGTGTAGGTGCTCTACGCTTACGTGCTGCGATTGCTGCTGCTCGTCTACGTGCAACTGCTGCTCGTCTACGTGCTGCTGCTAAACGTAGTGCTCGTCCTTGGTTGATTGTCGTGCGACCTCTACCCGAACCAACTGCAGGTCTACGTGTACGGCTTCTACGTCCTGCTGCTGCTGCTCGTTTACGTGCTGCTAACGCTCGTGCCCTACGTATAGCTGCTTGTGAACTACGGAAAAGCTTTAGTTTTGATGGGCGTTTACTTGCTGCCGCAAGTTTTTTCTGCTGCATTAGCTGAGCACGAGCTGCTTTAGACATTGCAATGCCACCTTTCTTAGGCTTTGCAGTTTGTCCACGAGCCCGTAGTGCTTTAATTTGAGCGGGTGTAAGCTGCTTCATTACTCTACCCGTTGAGCTAGTAGGTGCTTTACGTTTTGCAGGTGCTGCTGCAGCCTTTCGTTGGTCTCCGTATTTACGGGTTAGTCCTACCATTTTCTTTGTAATAGCTCCTGCGCCTTTCTTAACCGCACCGGCTTGAGCGTTTCCTAATAGTCTCTTCTGTGCTGCACTTAGAGCACCGCCCACAGCCTTCTTAGTACGCTTGGCAGGGGCTTTCTTGTTATATTGCATATTAATCTCTCCTGAGTTTTTATTGGTTTCGGCTTACGCCTTTGGCTTTCTCGACAGTTCTCATAGCACCTAGACCAAGCATACCCATAAGTACTGGCATCATTGTTGATATATCTAGTACAGGGACTTCAATGGTAGAATTGGCAAGAGCAAGCGCAAAATTTGCCATCGGGATAAGAAGGTAGTTACTCGCAAGTCCAAGACAACAAGTCCAACCAACAGCAGGTCTCCAACCCGACACAAATAAGCTCTTGTGTGCCGCTTCTGTCTTATTAATTTCAAGTTGGCCTTTCGCAAGTTCCTGTGCGTGTTTCTCAGCCATTGTCGATAGTTCAAACGCAATCGCATTCTTCTTGTCTTTATCCTCTATAAATTTGTCTAATAATCCTGTAACAGGTCCCACTAATGAATTTAAATTTAACATAATATCCTCACTTCAAAGGGTTTGAAAGATAGTCCATACCATCCCACAAGTCCTGAATTTCCCTATTAATTTTTTTAAGTTTAGAGTCTAGCTTCTCAGCTTCAGCAGCTAGTAGTTCTGCTTTAGCTACTGTAGCCTTCATAGTCTCTATGTCTTTTTCTAATTGGTTTACTTTGTCATCAACCTTCAACAGACTGGCTTGTTGCCCCGCTATTGTTTTAAGGTTGACACCTAGTTCAGCTAGTTTACCTTGAAGCTTTGAAACATCATTAGCCTCTAGCTCCTGCTCAATCAAAAGAACCTTTTCTTCGAGGGGTGTAATGTTAGGTATAAATAAACTTTCGACACCTTCTAGTCTTGAATATAAACTAGAGGCTGTCCACACACCACCGCCTATAGTAGTGGCTAAAGAAAATACAACAGCTATGTAAATTCCTTTTAACTTAACACCACCAATTGTTAGTTCTGCATCTGCTAAACTCATTCGCATTCACCTGTCATAAAGCACTTGTAGCCTTGAGCTGTAGGACCAGTAAGATAAAACTCTGAGTCACTACCTGCTGCTAGAATGTCTACTTCGCTCATGTATAGATTTAAGCCTATGTCGTCACCACCATTCAGGTAAACGGCTGTTAAGTTGCGTGTTGTGTTGTAGCCCATCGACACCCACTGTGCGTTGGCATCATACATAATACTTGTTTGCTCAGCTGTAGTGTTAGCGTTTTCAATGCCCTGCTCTAAAAAGGCTACTGCTTCTTCAGAGTTCGCTACAGATAGATAAGCTGAAGCGTTGTTGGCGTGAGTTTCAATCTCATCTACTGACTGGTTGTATGTATCTACATCTTCTTGAGAGATAGAAAGAACTTCTTGGTTTGAAGAAACAAACTCCAATACTTCTGCTTCCTGTGCAGGCGTGGTAGCTTCTTCAACTCTTTCAGCCACTTCTACAACCTGAACCATCTCGACAACTACCTCAGTAAATGTTTCAACGGCATTGCTCATTAACTCTAGTTCATCCATCGCCTTGTTTTCTAATACAGCTTTAAGGTCTCCATAAGGCTGATAATTAGTAGCAAAGTTATTTAAAGCCGCATTGTAAGCATCAAGTTGTTCAGTACTGATGTGCGCTGTAGAGGATAAACTGCCATCACTCAGCGCATCACCATGATGTGCATATTCTGTAGCTGCACCTACAAGTGTAATACCAGTATCAATTTGATTTACAATAGCAGCAGAGGTGTCTAGTATGTTATCTAGCTCACTTGATGCTGTTACGGAACTTAGCGCTAACAGAGATAATATCTTCAGCTTGTTCTTCATTTACAGTTTCTCCAATGTTTAGAATAGAATCATACCATCCTTTTGTTTTGCGAT